AACTTTTTCCCCATAAAAAAACACGCTCACGATGTCTTATACGAGAAGTAAATAAGAACAATCCAGAAAATGCTTAAAGTGTAACTATGAGATTTGCCTTCGGTGATTTTGCAAGTTCATGCATTCGTTCGGAAACACATTTTCTTACCATAGGGGTATGGCGTATAAAAACGGATAAACATCAATTTATATTATTCCAACCACATCAATTTTGACTTGTTGATCTTCATTCGAACAAATCCAAAAGTAACTGTCATTTCATCTCCATTCATCTCTTCTACTATTCCTTTTTGTTTAGTGGATATTACTTTGACCGTACTTCCCAATTTAATTTTGCTCTGATTGTAAACGTCTTTCGTCGTTTTTGGCTTTGAATATTTCTTCTTTTTGGTATCTGCGAGTTTTGTTTTCTTTAACCTTTCAGCATTCTTTAAAGCTTCTATCTTAGATTTTTCACGAGCTATGTATTTTTGAATATCTTCCAACAAAGAAGCGTTGATATTCTTTTTCTTTGAACGAGTGGTATATTCATCAATATAAGTCTGCATTTTTTTACCTAAGCTAATTAATTTATCGTCTTCCTTTGCGCGTTCGCGCAAGTTAGCTATCTTAATTTCATATTCTTTACTTCCACTTTCAAAATACTGTCTTGCTTCATCTGCTATCTCCTGTGCCTCTATATGCGCTTTATTAAGTTTTGTTAAGTATGATTTTTCTTTCTGTAACTCTGAAAGAAGCTTATCCATTCTAACTTTATTTTTATCCAGCTTAGATTTTGCTCGATGAATTAACACTTTTGGAATTCCGTTCATTTGAGCCACCTCAAAAGTAAAAGAGCTCCCAGGTTGACCCAACGAAAATTTAAACATTGGTTGTAAGGTTTCTGTATTAAATAACATACATCCATTAATAGCTTGAGGAAGTTTATCCGCCCTCAACTTGATGTTTCCATAATGAGTTGTAATCACTGCATAACTTCCTTTTTCGTAAAGTTCTTCAAAAAACACTTCAGCTAGAGCACCACCTAAATCAGGGTCTGAACCGGTGCCAAATTCATCCAATAGAAGCAGCGAATTTTCATCAGCCACGTTTAAAAAATTGCGCATTCTCGTCAAACGATAACTATAAGTACTTAGCTCATTTTCAATCGACTGATTATCTCCAATATCTGAAAGCAAACGATTGAATAAAAAAGTAGAGCTATTAGGATGAACAGGAATCATTCCTTGAACCTCATCTAATGTATATACGTTTCCATGAAGCGGGGCACAAACATCACACACATCAAACCCCGCTGTACTCCATTCCGCCTGAACTTTCACCCCTGCAACCTCATAATTTCTATACTCCTGAACATTTGCCAAATGATGAGCCCGAATCGTTTCTGTTCTGGCAATCATTCTTGCCCTTCTTTCTGCGGGAATGTATCTGCCCAATGTATCGACTAATCCCAATTCTCCACCACTCGTAGATATAACGGCATTTAATTTCCTGGCAATGATTGCCGGACCATCTCCATCTATCATTGATTGGCTTAAAACCCTGCTCAATTGTCCTTCCATTGCTGAACTTACATTTTTCAAATCGTTCCAAGTCCTTGTATATAGAACTCCAACTCTGTCCATGTGAAATGGATTATACATTGCAGCATCAATTCCTCCTGTTTCTGCAATTGAAGGAATCTGCATCCCTGCCTTTCTCATTTCACTTCTTGCTCGAGCAACACCTCTTTTATATGAATCCTGGATATACATATCTGTCCATCCAGATTCAATCGCAGTTCCTAATTGTTGATAGGATACTGTCTCTAATATCTCTCTTCCAATCTGGTCAGATAACCAATTCATAAATGCCTGCACCTTATCTGAGCTTCTTGCAAATGCAAATTGTCCAGGAATCACATTTACCTGTAATTTGTATCCAACAGGCGTAGCATGAGTTGAATCCTTTAATCCAAAAACATCCTGAGTTACAATAGCATCATTTATCAGCCCTCTTATCTTACGGAATCTCTTTCGCATTTGGCTTTCAAACCGATTGCGAAGGGACATCGTCCTGGTTGGGTCGATATCCCGTATCCTTCTGTATATTGATATTTCGCTACATTTACAACTCATTATTCTTCCTCTTGTATTTCTGTTTCAATAACTTCTTCTTCTATAATCTCATCCTCATCCTGTTTCAAATTCATATCCTCCATATACTGCATCATTTCCAATCGTGCATCATCTCCTAAATTTAAAATGTATTTGAAGAACATTTCAATAGGGACTATTTCTTCCGCCTGAGGATTCTGTGTATATTCCTTAATAGCTGTGGCTCGGATTCTTCCAACTTCTGCTTTATCTTTTTCATTCCCTGCATAAAAGGGCTGCCAAAATACAACCCAATCCTTGTGGTGCGGTAATAAGCTATATTCAAATAATCTTAATGCAAAGGGACGTACAATACTCACCTCCACAATCTCTTCCCTTCTGCCCTGTAATGTTTCATGCCAAGCATCCCTATCTTGTGAACTTGCCAATTCCCCTCTTTCACTTCCTGTTAAGATTCGTTTTGGAATGTCTGCCGCTGCTGCTATTAAGGATAATTGAACATCCATATTCTCTTTTGGATTCGCAATTGGTTGCGATAATGATTTGATATCCAATCCTTCAGTTAATATGAAACGTCTTAGATTCATTTCATATTCCTTGATATCATTTTCTAATTCCTTTTTGACATCATCATCCAAAGAGTAACCATCATCCGCCTTTCCGCCAAATCCAGGTCTTGCATTCCTGAAATAAGCCTCGGCATCGCCACCTGCAATCTTTTCAATATCTTGTAATCTGTTGAATACCTTTTCCAATGTAGGGATTCCATATATGTCGTCTTCTAGATTATAATGTACCACATGAATCACTCTCGTATGATGTACTTTCAGCGATTTTCCCTCCTTTGTTTTGATAGTGTAGTATTTTGGCAGCCCGAATCTTTTGCTGGTCGCATCCGTTTCTAAAGTATCCATAATAGCATCCTCCTCAGAATAAGGAGAAATATATAATAATTTTAGATTTGCCCCTTTCTGAACAGGTTCCGCGAATCCTTGTTCATTTTCAACATCACTCAATCCTAACAATAGAACTGCATATTGTCCTAATGATGCAAGAGTATCCACTCGGCGGAATTTATCTTTGATAGATAATGAATCCTCTAATTGCAGCCATGCCTCTTTCAGAGGGTCAGTTTCTAAATCCTCAGGAGTATGAATATAGAAATCTCCTCTCCATGTTCCGGAAACAGGTTTATTGATTATTGCCGTGGCAATACTGTTTCTTTTGTATTGTTGATAAAAATTCTTGTATGTTGGATTCTCAATATACCCAAGGACATTATATAAATCCCTGTCCCCTTCATATTGCATTAAGGCTAATGACATGGCTCTCCGGAACTGCATGTTCTGGTAGATTTTCAAATCCTCTTTATTTATCGTAATTTGTTCGCTCATATTATTTTGTCCTTACTTTCTTTTTTCCTGTCAGCATTGCAAACCCTGCGGAACTCGCATCCACTTGGTCTTTTGTTTTAGAATAAGGGAAATATCTTAATTCCTCTATATATGCATGATTCCATTCTCCGTATAATAATTTCACATTCCCTGCTTCTACTTGTATGCTGAATGGGTCTGCCCTCAATTCCTTATCCCCTACGGGTCTTTCAGTCTTAATATTGAATCCTGCAAGATTACGAACTGTATTTTCCGCTGATTCTTTTCCGCCACTTCCGGGTTCTTGTTCTTGTCCAATTCGCACTTTCACTCCATCCGTCTGTGCGGTCTGCAAAATCATCTTTTCCCTTTCTGGTGCTGCCCATTGCCCTCTGACGACATCCAAAATCATAAATGTCCCGTCTTTCAACTTCGCTATTTCAACTCCGGCTGTCCATGCCCCTTTTCCTTTTGTCTTTCTTGCATCTGTCCCTGCCTTATCCCAATATCTTACGATACTATCTATTTCATGTGGCAATGGCATTGTTTTAGATATATGTAAATTCTCAACTTTGAATTTATTTCCGCCGGGAGGGGCTGGGTTCTGTCCCATTTGCCCTGCATAATGATTGGAACCCATATCTTTTTCCATTTCCTCCAGAACGGCTCTGCTCATCCTTATTGGGTCGAGCAGATTATCTATATAATATTGTGATAAATTCTTTGGGTGTATTTTGTCTGCATAATTATCTAATTCAGCAGGTAAGCATATATGCCTTAGGTTTTCTTTCTTTTTCGATAGTAAATGTCCACTTGGGTCGTTTTCATGTAGCCTCTGCATGATTCCAATCGTGGTAGAAATTGCTTTATCAATTTTCCTTGTTGAAATAATTCCATCAATCCATCTATTCACTTTCTCAAGGATTACATCGGATGCGGCTTCTTTCGGATTAAGCGGGTCGTCCCATATGAAGATATGACAATGGAATCCTGTTACGGAACCACCTACGGAAGTTGTAAATCTACCTCCACCGATTGACAGAATATCATTTCCATCATTCCTCATGGTTCTTTTCACCACCTTATAATTAGATTTCACGTCCTTGTCCGCTTTGATTTCTATTTCCGGATATAATGTTCGGAATTTATCAGAGCGAATTAAATCACGGCACGTTTCAGCTGATTCAAGGGATAATGTTTGACTATATGACGCCGTTATGAATTTCATCCAATGCCACCTTGTCCAGCACCAAGCAGGGAGCATAATAGATAATATAGTTGTTTTTGTGGTTCCTGGGGGAATATTGATTAACAAATCATGTTCTTTTTCTTCCCCCGATCCAACTCTTTCAGCAATTTCCTGGGCTTCATCACATAAGAATTTCAAATGCCAATTCTCAATTAACTCTTCCGTGGAGACTATATGCCAATAATATTTGAAAAACTCATAAAAACTCCTGTTATTCAATTCTCTTTGCATCCCTGCAATATCATTTTCTGATATACCAAGTTTCTTTCTTAATGCTGGAGATATAGTATGTATTGTATTTCTCAATTCGGCATCTGTCATTTCGCTGAAATCATCTTTTGATAATTTCTTTTCCGTTAATTTGCAGATAACAAAAATTTAACCAATCCTGCATTTAGTTTATCAAAAGACCCAAATTTTTTCAGTTTAATTTCCTCAATTTTTGCACATTTTTGTAATAGATTGAAAAACGACGAAAATTTTTTTGCTAAATATGCCGGAAGTTCTACATAAATTTTACCCTTATAATCATTTTCATCTGCCACTAAAAATATAAATTCTTCATAAAATATATTTTCATCTGCGGCTTTTAACCAACTTAATAAATTATTGCCAAATTTCAAGGCTTCTTCTTCTGTCCATTTAGGGTCAGGTTGATATTCCTTTGAAAACTGTTTGCCATCAGACGGCATTATATTTCCTTTTCCTCCTGGCATTATTAAAAGTTTTTAAATATTTCGTGTTTTTTTCTTAATTTTTCTCCAAAGAAAAAATCATTACATAAGTTATAATCAAAGTCAAACATTTGTTCAGACTTAAAAACATTGTAATGTTCGACTTGAGCGTTACTAGATAAATTACCACTACCATCGATAACAAACTTATTTTCTCCGCAACGTATTAAGTGAACTTTTGAATGTACCCAATAAAAACATAAATTACAATTTTCTTGTTCTGAAAACAAATATTTTAATAGTTTATAAATTTTAGGTGTTCTAAAACTTGCTGTCTCTGTCATTATTATTTGTAATTGTTTTATTTTACCCTGACTTAAAATTTCGTGAAGGCAAAAAACTGTTTTTTCGTCAATGGTATAACTTTGTATCGAAATAAAATCAATGTGACCATATTTTTCAATAAACTGAATAATAATAGAAAATGCGTTTATTTGTGATTGTGTGCGAATTGATAAGACTGAGTTTTCTTTTTCAGGAATGTTTATTCTGTCTTTTTTCTTTAATATTTGAAAATAATAGTTTAAATTTTCCTGAGCCTTTTGTTTTATTTCGTTAAAGTCTTGAGTAATATTATCTTTTTTAAATTGAGACATCTCTTGCTCAGACTTTGTGTTAAATCTACCTTTTTTATAATGTTTTTCCTTGAATTTAATTTCCATAGTTTTTTTTTCACTGTTTTCCATACCGCAAAGATATAACATTTTTCCACACCCTACCAAATTTTTCTCACATTATTTTTGCCTCAAAAACAACAAGTCCGATAAATATTGCTATTAACACAAGTATTATCAGTGCTTCGACAAGTTTGAAGGATGCTTTATTTTTGTGGTCTGAGAACATAAGGCATTGTTTTGTTATAACAAATGTGTTTATATAAGATAGTTAGCGGCAAGCATAAGAAACAGCCTGCCCCTATTGTTCATCTTAGAATCGAAGTGAAACTTTTTCACGGCTTCTG